GGCCGCTCCTGGGCGTGGGATCCGGCAGCGCCGGCCATGACGATGCTGGCAGCCAGCAGAATCAATAGTCCCGTCCGTCCGGCCGGGAATGGGCTTCCAGGAAACGGGAGCGTCTCGACCTTGTCGTTGGGATCAAGCTCCGCGACGTAAGCGGGTTTACTGTTGAGCAGGTCGCGAGCTTCCTGCAGGGCTTTCAGGGATTCGTCCAATGTCAGCGCGTGCTTGGACTGACTGAGACGCAACGCAATCGCGGCCAGGCCACCGAATGCGATAGCGAGCTCCTGGGCGGCCGTAGCGGGAAGTATCCCTGCAAGGCCAGCCAGGGCCGAGAGGATTGCGGCCAGCGAAGCCAGGTGCGTCCGCCAGCCGGCAGCCGCGTTCCAGGCGTTGGTGAACACAGTCGAGAGGGCAATCAGGTTCATGGGATTGGTCTCGGAAAGAGAATTGGGAATCAGCCGTCGAGTTTGACGGCGGTGATTTGGGACTGAACAGCGCCTGCTCTGCCGGAGGATCCTCCCGACGAGACAAGCACCTTTGGGAGCAAGGCGGCGCGTCGAGCTCCTTCCGCCTCGAAGATTGCAATCGTCTCCGAATGGTCAGCGGTGACTTCTGAAGGAATGGCACCCAGCGCTTCGCGGAGCCTCTTGGGACCAATGCCGAGCACCTTGAGCAATTCGCAGAAGTGGCGCGGCGTTCCGAGGAACACGGGATCCGGATCGCGCTCAACCACGATGGCCGCGACTGCGGGCGAGCGATGCCCCTTCTGTACGCTCCCGGTGAACAACACCCGGAAGTTGACCGCGTGTGCGGATCCGTCGGCCAACTCGGCTTTGGCCTTGGTCAGTTGAGCGTCTTTGACCGCGCCTGCAATCGCGACGAGCTCGACGGCGCTGAGTTCCATGGTGGCATCCTTGCCAGTTGAGTTGATGGCGAAACAAACACCCGGCCGGCGCTGGTCGCTCTGGGCATCCCTGCCGTCGACGGACAGGCCGGCCGGGCGTCAGGGATCAGAACAGCATTTCGGCGGTCAGGGAGGCGGTCGTCGCGTTGCCGGACGCGCTGCCGGTGGCCTTGATGCCGATATAGCGCTTCGAGTCGGTCGAGATGCGGACGCGCTGAGTTGCGCCCGCAGCTCCGGCACCGCCGGCTCCGGTCTGCGTCAGCTTTTCGAGACGCAACACCACCGTCGGCGACGACAGGTCGGAATTGGCGGACTCGACGAGAAAGTAGGTCATGACCTTGGCATCGGGCAGCTCGGTGACGTTCAACGTGGGGACGGTCACCAGCAGCTCCACCAGGGCGAGAAAGTTGCCCTTCGAGCTCACGCCGAGGTCGATGGCGTCGGAAGTCACACTCGCCGCGCCGTTGGGCAGGGCGCGCGCCACCTTCAGCAGCGCGTCACGCATGGTCGGGTTCATGGGAAGGATCCTTTTCGGGCGAAAACCAAAATGAAAGAACGAGTTCAACCGGCCGGCCAGGCCGGGATCGATCAGGCAATCGCTTCGGTGTCGAGGAGCGAGTCGGTCTCGACCAGCGGAATGCCGTCGAAGTCCTTCGGCTTCGGAACTTCCTTGCCGGTCTCGGTCGTGGCCGTGCGGCTCGTGATGAGCTGAGTCATGGACCGTTTGCTCATGAAGATGGCGTCCGGCTTGTACCCGATCGGGTAGAGCTGCAGCAGTTGCCGCAGCCGGGCGTCGGTCAGCGTTTTCCCCGAATCCTCGGTGAGATTCTTGATTCGGGCCACCGTCTTCAGGTTGCCGAGTTTCAACCCCACCCAGGCCAGCAGCTGCTGGTGATACTGGGTCATGATCTTGGTCGCGTCGTTCGGATCCGGCAGCGGCATCTCCTTGACGTCGGTGAGTTGCAGCGGGTTCGAACCGTTGCCGTACAGCCACTGCGCCCCCTGGTCGCCCCAGGTGATCGCCCAGACCGACGAACCGGTGTTGGCCGTAGTCCCGGCCGCGTTGACGGTCATGTTGTCCGCGTCGTACATGGCCAGCAGACCGGGGTGTCCGTTGGCGGCGTTGTTCACGCCGTAGTAGAACTGCCGGCCGAGCTCGATCAACTGGGCCTGGACCACCGCCACGGCCTCGCTGGCGATGTAGGCCGGGGCTCCGTCCTCATGGGCATCGGCGACGGCTTTGTCGCACATCCAGGGCCGGTCCACGATGAAGCAATCGAACAGCCGCTGTTCTCGCAGCGACTTGGCCGGGGTTGCCCCCTGATTGGCCGCGCGGAATCCGGATCCGCTCGGCAGGCCGGTCCGGACCGTGGTCTTGAACTGCGTCCCCTTGATGGTGCGGGCCGCACCCATCTGGACTTCGGGAACAAACGCGATGACTTCCTCAATCAGGCCGGCGATTCCATCCGAACCGGTGGCCAGGGCGATATCCAGCAGCGTCGGCAGCATAATCGACAATCCTTGTCGGGTACGGGAACGAGTGTGAACGGGTGTGAGGCCAGGCCTCGGGCATCAGGCCTGCAGGATCACTGCTGGCCGGGCATCTTGATGGCGGCGATCAGCTTGCGGCGCTGGTCGCTGTGTCCGCTGAAGTCCGCCAGGTTGGGCTTCTTGGCGGGATCCGCCGGCGGGACGAATGCGGCCGGCGTCGGATGGCCACGGTGGAATCCCGACTTCTTCGCCAGGTCGGCGTTCTGGGCTTCCAGTTCCTTGATCTTGGCGTCCTGCTGCTGACGGAACAGGGCCGCGGCCTGGTCGTACGTCTTGCCTTCGGCATACCAGACCGCTCCGGGTGCGCCGAAGTCGGTCAACATCCGCTTGGCATCTCCGCGGGTCAGGTCTCCCTTCCCTTCCTCCGGTTTGGGCTTTTCCTCGGGCTTCCCTTCCGGCTTGGGATCCTCGGCGACTTCCTCCTGGAAGAATCGTTTGAACTTGGTCTGCTGTTCCTCGGGCAACGTGGTGACGTCCATGCTGAACGTTTCCTTCACCCATTCCTCGAAGTCGCCCGACTTCGGTTCGGTCTCGGTCTTGACGTCCGTCATTGTGGGGGTTCCTCCTGGTGCGGAGGAGAAACAACGAATCGCCAGCTCGCCTCCGCGCGCGAACTCGATCGACGTGTCGCCGTCCGCCCCAAATGGCGTGACGGAAATAGCCTCAATGCCCCATTGCCGAAACACCACCACCGGGCCGGTGAAGGTCTGGCCGTTCACTTCCACAGCCAGGTTGGTTTCGACTTCCTCGACCACCAGCGTGGTCAGGTCGAGCTGAATCGATGCTTGATAGGGAACGCCCAGGCGTCCCTTGTGAATGACTTCGGCGGCGATGTCGTCGTCACTGAACGGCACCAATGTTCCGTCGGCAATCAGATCGCCCGCTTCGACGCGTGGGGGTTCCGTGATCGTGCCAATCAACTGGGCTCGATCGTGGTTGTAATTGATCGCGATGGCGCGGACCGGCGGGATGTATCCCTGCATGTCGTGGACACACTGCCCCCAATAGGCCTGGTAGGCCAGTCCACTGGTCCGGGCCCGGATCCGGATCGGAACCGGTTCCGTCCCGCCGGCCGGGCCGGGTTCCGCATCCTCGACAGACATTTCGCCCGAAAAACAGAGAGCCTTCGCCGGAACTTTGCGGGTCTTGGTCGGGTGTGTGACGGGCTTGGTCATGCCTGGCCTTCCTTGTCGCCCGCAATCAGGGCCGTTGTGACGTTGGGATCCGGCTGGGTCACGTGAGCCAGGCCGGCGTCGAGAATCATCCGGGCCGCGGCCTTCCGCTCGGCGATGATGTCCGAGAACTCCCGTCCCTGGGCCTTGGCCAGATTGATCTCGCTTTCGAGATTCGCGTTGAGCAACAGGAGCTTGGCCTGGGCTTCCTTCAGCGGGTCGATCCACGGCAGGGCCGCGGCCACCCATTCCCAATTCCACCGCTCCGGGGCGAGGACTTCCGCGGGTAACTCGCCATCGTGGACGAACAACTTCACGCGCCATTCGATGATCTCGTCGCGCATCTCGAAGTGTTCGGACCGGCGCACCTTCGCGGCCTGCTCGTACTGCAGCAGGTGCTGACGCGCCCCGCTGTAGTTGGTGTAGGCCTCGTCGAAAAAGCTGTACGGAATCGCCAGGGCCTTCAGGCTGAACTGAATCGCCCTGGTCATGAAGTCTTGAAACTGCGTCGACGGTTGCGAGGACTGCAGGGCCTCCATCCGGTCGCCTGGGTCCATGTCCGTAATCACCGGTCCATCTGCGATCGGCAGTTTCGTGTAATCCTGCCGTTCGCCCATTTCGTCCGACTTCTCGCGATAGACGGCCAGCGCCCAAAGCTGGTCGATCTTCATCCGGCCCAGGGCGTACACCTTGGCCTCGTAAATGTCCTGCAGGCTGTTCAGGGCACACGCCAGCGGGCTGACGCCCCGAACCTGGTCGTACCGATCGAAAAACCCATACAGCGTGGCATCCTGCTCGGACACCACTTGGTCAAACAGCAGGCCGGTCGGTTGTTGCCAGGGGTTGGCCTTCGGTCCGCGCGTGCAGGTGATGTAGTTTAGGACCGCTCCGTATTGGTCGAGCTGACAGCCGTGAACCAGCGTTCGCGGGTCGATCCCGTATTCCGCCGGAATCCCGCCGGTTGGCGTGGCGATCCGGTCCCCTTCCAGCCACTGCACCCGTCCGTCCGCCAGGCGAATCGGCAGCATGTCCCCACACTTCAGGGCCATGGCCTCGGCCAGCCGGCAGTTGAACGTGAACGTGTGCCGGCGGGCCAGGTCGCTCTTGCGTCGGCCGTTCCAGTCGCGGAGCTTTGCCTCGACGAGTTTGTCGAGGGCTTCATTACCGGATCGCCACTTGAGCGTGGCGGTCGTGATGTAATCGAGGTGCCTCTCGATCATCCATCGGGCCACACTGAAGTTTCGGCCCAGGTCATGCGTGCCGCTGACCAGTTTCTTCCGGTCGACGGCCAGCAGTTCCCAGTCCTCGGACCGCAGGATGCCGGACGGGGCTCGGCGACGTTTGGTCGTGACGACCGCGTCGTAGCCGAAGTCTGCCGCATACCGGGGGAATCGTCTCCGGGGGGGCTGCATCATCCGGTGAAGCCTCCCAGGTCAAACGAACTCAACCGCGGCCGCGTCCCGGATTCCCGGGCCACTTGGGCTCGGTACTGTGACAGACGCGCTTCCAGGTCGGTAAACGACGTGACGGTGCCGTCGATCGTGATCGATTGGGCACCCGGGTTCGCCAGCAGGAGAGCTTCCAGCTTGGCAACCATCTGCGCGGCGAATGTGGGCGTGTCCGGCATCCTGCTCCCTCAAGTCCCGCGGAATGGCGGGCCGGGGCAGGGTCTGACAGCAGCAGGATTCCGCGCCTAGATGTTTTCGGAAGGAAACTGCAGAATTCCTCTGTTCGGAGTTTTCCCTTGAAGGAGGAAATCAACTATGGCCAAGCTGGTGAAAGTGCGTGACGAAAGCGGTAGCGATCTCTATGTGAATCCGGAACTGATTGAGAGCATTCTGATTTCGCCAATCAATCAGGTGTTCCTTCGGTTCAACTCTGGAAATCTCTTGGTGATCCGGAATGAAGAACAGGCGTCGGAATTGATCCGCCAGGTGAGTCAGCCAGGTTGATCAGCGATTTTGGTGTTCCACGCGCACGAACTGCTGGCCGCAGGCCTGGCACCGCATCCGTTCACGGACGATGTGGGTGACCGGCAGTCCCCGCACCGTGGTGACACACGCGGTCACGTCGGGTGTGTCACCAGTCGGAACAACGTCGGTCGACCGGCAGGACGGGCGCACGCAACGGGCCGGGATCGTCACGACAATTTCATTGGCGGGCGCTTTCGGTACCGGTCGCTCCTCCGGCTTCGGAGTTGGTGATCGGTCGTGGGTTGGTTTCGAGGGTCTGTTCGCGGCCATCCGTGGCTCCTTCAGATTTGGGAAAACTTCGGCTCTCGCTTCTTACCGGGAGAGCTGGCCGGCTTGGGGGTGGTTCGTAGCGTGATGCCGAGCTCGGAAGCCATGACGCAACAGCCGACGAAACAATCCCACCAATGGTTGTCGATGCCGGACTTGGGCGGATCCCACACTTCAACGG